AAGCATTGTTCCAACGTCAATTGTTTTTTCAATTTTTGAACGTTTGGACAATTCATTTCGACAAAAGATGCAATCGGATGAAACCAATCATCATTTTCCTTTTTATTATTTAATAATGATTTATCATTATTAATAATATTAGAAGAAGAAGAAGAAGGGGTTGAATTTTGGTTAAGGTCTTGCTTATCCAAATTTTTGACTTTTGGTTCACGTTTTGGTTGCAGTTTTGGATTACCACCCAACGATCCACAATCCCTGCGAATTTGTCGAATGCGTTCATCCTCAACCATTCGCTTTGAATAATACACACCCCGATCATCCAATTTGATGATCCCGAATTTTGTCAATTCTGACCATATTTTTTCGAATGATTTTTGATCACAATTCACGAATTGTTTCAATGAATTTGCATCCAATGGTTGACCATTTATGATCAGGAATCCGGGTTCATTTGACAGGAACATCCAACACAACAAATCAATCCACACACCACGTGTTTCCGGGGAACACAAACGCAATGAAGGATCAGTTAACCAATCCATTGCGTAAAATTGGAAGGCGGGTGCTTTGTTGCGTCCGTTTAACTTTTGCTTTGATTTTGCTTTCATTTTGGTTGATTGTTTGGTTGACGTTTTGGTTGAATTTTGGTTAACCTACAACCTGCGATTTTGCTTCATTTTGAAATGATGCCAACAACGAAAACCAACGTTTTTCTTTTGTTTTTTTGCGACCTGTGATGATATTGCTAACAAATGTCACCGAATATTCAGGATGTGATTTGCAAAAGGATCGAATTGATTTGTAATTGACCACGATGAATTGTCGGATCATTTCACGTTCCTGATCTGAAATTGTGTTTGTTGGCACGAATCCCGGTGACAACGTGTCGATTTTTTCCCTGATCACACGTTCGAATTGATCACGTGTTGTTGGTGACATCCGATCGTGAAGGAATGCGATCATTTGATTTTTGTTGATTTCAGCAACGTTTTGAAACATTGCGATCGTTCCGAATTTTTGTTTGATTTCGTTTTTTAGGTTGTTCATTTTTTTGTTTTTTATTGTTTTATTATTGTTTGTTTTCCGATGTTGTAAATTGATTTGATCACGTTGTTCCAATAAAATTCGGCTAATGTATCGCAATATTCGAGCATCAATTCGCAGGATTTCACCGCAAACATTTTCGCCATCCATTTGATTTGATGTTCCATTGCGGGATCGTTGACATCGACATCCAAAAATTGAACCTGATCGATCATATCAATGTGGTATTGTTCAAACAATTCGTATGCTTTTGCATCGAATTGGCATTGTTGTTGTTCCCTTGTCATTTTCGTAATTTTAGTAGGTTTTAATAATGATTTCGTATTGATTTCGTAGATTTTCGTAAATGTGGGGATGCCGGGTTTGACACCCCCACAAATCAAATCAATTGAACAAATTTGGTTGAATCACGTCATCATCGGTTTCGGATTCCTGTTCCGATTCCATTTCCATCGATGCGATTGATTCCAATTCCAACCGCCTTTGACGTAATGCCGAAATGAATTCATCGGACTTTTGCAATCCCGGATAAGTGTTGTAAATCATTTTCAGTTCATCCAATGAATTGGAATTCGTGATGATTGGCAACACGTCAAAAATCATCGGATTGTCGATTTCCTGACGTTCGACAGGTTCAGTTTGTATCTTTGGTTTGCGTCCACGTTTAGCAGGTTCAGGTGACATTGGTTGTGTCGTTTGAACATCGATTGATTTTGGTTCAACAGGAACGTTCACGATTTGAATGTCGGAATTGATTTCATCAGCGGTGTAAGGCATCCCGCCCAATTCATCGGAAAAACACAATCGGAATCCCTGTGCAATTGCAACCTTTTTAATCATTGTCAGGGGTTTTTCCCGCCAAAATTTGTTGACCTGCCCCTCACGATTGCATTGAACGTATTCCCTGAAATAAACTTCGTGAACGAACGGGTGTTCCCAATCCTTTCGATGAATCGTGATTGTGGCTTTAATGTCGGACGTTTTAGGATCAACAATCGATCCTGATGTGGTGACGTGCCAACCCGACAAACGACCTGATCGTTCCGCACGTTTAACATACGTTTCAAACCCGACAATGATAGAAAACGATTGTCCGAATTTGGATGCGTAAATTTCACGTTTAAATGGGTTCAAACTGAATGCCTGTGCGATTTCAATGAATTGTTGAACTTCCGAATTAGTCAAATTCGTTGTCAGGTTCATTGTTTGCAAATAACTTTTGATTTTGTTGGCATCAACGGATGCCTGATTTGTTTGGATGTTTGACATTGTTTTGTTGTTTTAAAATTGTTTGATGTTTGGTAAAATTAAATGAATTTTTGTTTCAGTCAAATGTTTTTGAAATTATTTCGGTAACGTGATTTCGATTGTTGTTTTAGATGATTTGATCGGGGGATGAATTTCGAAAACCTCACCTGTGGTTTCATCAACCATTGTCTTGGATGATTTCAGGGATTTCAATTCGGTTTCAATTTGTTTCAAATTGGATTGCATTTGATCACATTCGGATTTCAAAACCTGCCATTTTTCGGTGTTGCTGAAATCATATCGAACACCTGATTCCTTTAATTTGAATTGAACCCCATTTCGTTTGATGCCTTGTTTAGCATCAGGATATTTTTCCAATTCATCGATCAGGGATTCACGCATTTGGGATTTGGCAATTTCAATTGCCTGTGAAATGAATTCCAATTCGGATAAATAGTCGAACGAATTTTTGTTGCCTGTTTTGAATTCGAACAAAATTTGATTGGCAAATTGTTCGACATTGGCTTTGTTCAATTGAACCGATCCGCCTTTGATCGATTCGATGATTGTTGTTGTTTGATTGTTTTTCATTTTTTTATTCGAATAAATTGTTTTGAATTATTTTTGGTTTTTTATCATCATTAATTTGAAATAATTTCAATTGATTTTTTTCCTTTTGAATGCGTTCATTTGCGATTTCAATATATTCGCTTTCCATTTCGAAACCAATCCAATTTTTTTCAGCCATAATTGACGCAATTGCGGTTGTACCGCTTCCCATAAATGGATCGAATATGATGTCGGTTTGTTTTACTGAAACCCTATTCAAAACCTGCCTCCAAAGGTTTATCGGTTTTGGACAAGGATGACCATTTTTTTCAGCAATTTCAATTTTTTCAATTGTGTCCGATCTACATCCCAAACAATTGGTTAAATAAGGATCACTACCATAAACCAAAATAGGTTGCCAAGTTGAAAACCCCCATTTGTTCCTATTTGATCCTGCTTTGCAATACCAATTCAAAACCCACGTTGGTTGAGGGTACAACCATTGATTTGAAACACCGCAGGTGATCACAACCAATTTTGAAACCCTGAAAAGTTCAGGCATCAAATCATCGATTAATTGTTTCAAATTTTCCTGTGTATCATTCCAAGATTTATATTCATAATTGACACCATAGGGAAAATCCGTCAAACAAACATCCATCGATTTGTCATCCAAATTTTTAATTAAATCACGGCAATCGCCTTGATAAATTTTGTTCAATTCCATATTCATTTTGATAACGATTTGAATTTTGCGATTAAAATTGTGTTGATGATGTCAGCGGATTGGGATGTTTCATTTTGTTTTTTCAGGAATCTGATCAAATCATCGATCGATTGGATGTCAATCAGGGAATCGATTTGATCATTTGCCGGGAAATACTTTTGAAAACGATTTGTCAAATATTGGATTTCGATCGGCATCAATTCGTTTTTGATGTCGCAAAATTTTGTGCATTCAATCGGTTCATTTTTGATTTTTCTTTTTATCATTGCTTGGCTTATTGTTTGGGTTTTTTTTCGTGTTGAACAGGGATGATTTTCATCCCTGTTTTTTTTACATCCGTGATCGATCACTCAAATTCATTGCGTCATCGAAATCCGACATCATATCTTTTAGCATTTCGAATTCCGATTTGCTCAAACGATCTTTGAATGTCGGCATCCATTTGATCAGGTTTTTGGTTGCATAGACAAACGAATCGATGACTAATTGATCGGTTGTGATTGTTTCGATGGCTTTTTGTTCATCGTTGCGTTCAATGATGTCGAATGACAACCATACGTCATCCGTTCCAATCCTGCGATCATTTTTTCGGTATATGGTCAAACCATCAACGTTTTTGATCGATCCATTCGGTTGATGAATCGTGACACCAGGATTCAAAGATTCGAATTCACGGATCAGGATTTGACGTGCGTCATCAATTGATTTGATTGGTTCGGAATGGAATTTTGACACGATCAGTTTTCCTGACTCACCAACCTTGTTTTGATAAATAATGATTTCGTGCATTTTATTTTTTATTTAATTGGTTAAAATAATGTCAATTGTGATTTAAAATTATTGAACCTTTTTTCCTGTGCTTCAAAATAGTCTTTGTCAATTTCGCATCCAACAAAATCAAATCCGTTTTTGTAACAAGCAATTCTATTGCTACCGCTACCTAAATGTGAATCAAAAATTTTGTCATATTCCTTTGCATAGTTCTTTAAAATCCATTCGTAAAGTTTAATCGGTTTTTGTGTTGGATGAATTCTTTTGTTTCCACCCATTCCGCTTAAATCATATTGACGTATAGCCCTATCAAATGATGTCCAAGCCAATTCACCATCGGCAAATGTCATCCCCTTTTGTTTAAACCAAAAAATCCAACCTTGTGATGGAAATAAATATTTTGTAAAATAATTCCCTCCCCAAATTATTTGATTTTTTGAAATACGAAATAATTCAATAAAATATTTGGGATCAGGAATTGATTTGTCCCAATCTTTTTTTTCCCAATTTTTAAATCCAAATTTTTTTATTCTTGATCCTTGATGCAAATAATCAATTCCATAGGGCGGATCAACAATTGCCAAATCAAAGTGCTTGTCCGGGTATCGCTTCATCACTTCCATGCAGTCATCATTAAACACAATCGATTGATTTTTCATTTTTTGTTTTTTAATTGGTTCAACAAATGTTCGATGTCGGATTTCAGAATCATTGAATCCATTATATCAACGTCATCCTGATCCATCATTTCATTCACACGTAGCAACAACGATTTCATTTGTCTAAATTGTTTAACACGTTGGTTGAACGTTGTTGATTTTGTTTTCCCTGTCAATTCGGATGTGAATCCGAAATCAAATGTTTGTGTTTTCATTGTGCTGATTTTTTTAATGATTTCCAAATGTAACCTGTTGCAACCTGCGAATTAACATTCATTAGGTGTTGTTGCAAATTGAATTCAGTATTTATAATTCATCCTTTGTCATTACGTATTCAATTGGCAATTTTTTACGGCATTCACTACCAACACCCATTACCCAAGCATCGCCATATTGATTTTTGTCATTTTTAGGGTACATCGCACCACCATAAATTGAATTGATAAAATACTTTGGATTTT